AAATAGATACAAAGATTCGTCCGAATATAGGGATTGGTAGACCGCAAATTTCAAATGAATAGGAAACAAACATGATAACACTCTTTATAATTATAATTGCGATTACTTGTATATACACGGCAAGCCTCATATATTATTCAAATGCATCATTTATACTCAAACTTATTGCACTTCCAACTCAACTCGCGTTCTTTATATTCACGTCATATCAACTTATACTATTGGCTGGAGCACCGATCAATGATGAACCAAATGGTAAATTCAATTATGTTCATCACGAAATAACTGATCAAGGTAACACCATTCTACTATGGATGCACACATCGGAGAGAGGTCACCGCTTGTATAAAATGCCTTACGATAGGGAAAAAGCAAAGAAACTCGAACAAGCCAAGAACTCAAAGGGTGCTGGTAAAATTATGGAAGGCGAGTTTCAACCGAATGGTAATGGATATACATCACTCTTTGTAAGTGAAAGATCACAAATACTCTATGAAGATATACCGAAAAATTGATGGAATAGGGAAAATAATTCCCCACTCAAATATTAAGCTATTGCTATATATAAAAGAATATGTTATAATTACAATGATGTTAAAAATGGAGATTAAAAATGGCACTAAAACAAATTGACGGAGTTATCGCAGACGTTGAGACTGCCGTAAAGGCATCTGAATATATTGAAAAGCGTGATGATATTCTGAAGGATATGCATGACACAGTACAATTGCAATCGGAAATAGATACAATTACAGAAAATCATCTCGGTAATACAATTGATATGAATTTTCAGAGCAAATCGTCAAAACAAAAAGGTGGATATCGTTTTCACGGAACAAATACCCAATTTAAACAAGTCTCTACCGTGACAACAAGGAAATCGTTTAGACGTAAGTTTCCCCTTGGAATTAGAATGGCGTAAAGGATAGATTATGTTAGATATGATGATTTCTTATGATATGGCTCTTGCTGTTACGGATTCAATTAGCAAGACAGAATTTAAGAAAATGGACACTGGAGAACGTCTTAAAGTTTTGAGATTTGTAGACGATGCTATCTCCTTGACATATGGAACCCGCGAAGATGTAAAAAAGAAACGTGTTCCGTTTGAGAAAAAATATAAAGAGTTAGATACAATTCATAACGAATTAAAGCAAAAAATGATAAATAATGGTTGACAACGTGGTAAAAGTGTGATACTTTAATTATAGAAAAAGAATCACTCTGTCTCGAAAGGACAATACCATGTCACAAATAAACTCATTTGACCTCATCTCCGATCTCCACAAAGATGCTCGTGGCTTTCGCCCACGGGGTGCTTGGTTTGATGATTTTAATTCTCGCACAGATGCCGAAAAGCAGGCAATCTTTGACGACCTCTGCGAAGAACTCCGTGAAAACGAGGCTCTCGAAGTGACTAACGAGGAACATTGCCTCGCCGAGTTTCGCGCCCTTCTGAAAACTCAGATGGATAGTTTTGGTATTGATTGGAAAACCGCGCTTGAGTGGTTAGCAGATGCAGAGGAAGTTAATGTCGATTATGACCAAGACCTTGAACATTTTCTCTGGGGTTTTGGTATAGGAATCCCTAATACGAGAAAGATTAAAGCTTTATACAAAGCTTAATGAAAGAAGCCTCGATTTATCGGGGCTTTTTTTATATAAATACATTAGTAGTCTCAACAGAGGAAAGATTTAATGATCACATTTAAAAGTTATATCGTCGAGCAAAAAAATACTCATATGACTCATATAGAAGATAAAGTGATTTACGGTGGCGTAAAAGGTACGCGCGAAGCAATCTTTGCTCTTATTGGATTAAGGGATATGCTTGGCGGCGTTAAGAAAGGAAAACTAAGTGTTAAATGGGACGGTGCTCCTGCTGTATTCGCTGGTATTGATCCGAGTGATAACCGCTTTTTTGTTGCCAAAAAAGGCATCTTCAATAAAAATCCTAAAGTGTATAAATCTTCAGATGATATTGATGCTGATACTTCTGGCGATCTCAACAGTAAACTCCAAGAGGCATTCCAGTACACATCTGCACTGGGAATTAAAGGAGTTATTCAAGGGGACTTCCTGTATTCAAAATCAGATTTGTCTACCAAAACAATAGAAGGAAAAAAATATGTCACTTTTCATCCTAACACAATTGTTTATGCAGTGGATGCGGACTCGCAAGCAGCAAAAGATATAAATGCTTCTAAAATAGGCATCGTTTGGCATACAACATATACAGGCAATTCATTTGAAAATATGAAGGCATCTTATGGAGTTGATATATCGAAATTTAAAAAATCTACTAACGTCTGGTCACAAGATGCTATGCTTAGAGATTTGACAGACGTTACAATGTCAAGTAAAGATACAGAGGAAGTAAACAAAAACCTCACTTCAATAGGAAAATTATTCAATCAAATATCTTCTACTACACTAAAGCAGTTAGAGAATAATCCTGCTCTTGCTCAGTCTATAGAAACTTTTAATAACACATATGTTCGCAAAGGCGAAGTTATTGGAGACACTAGAAAGCACGTAGACAATTTGATTAAATGGCAAACAGCGAGATTTCAAAAAGAAATAGATTCTAGAAAAACAGATAAGGGCAAACAGGCTCAAGTAACAAAACGCGACGAATTGTTGTCTTTTTTCTCCAAAAGTAATAAATCGAACCTTGAAAAGATGTTCGAGCTACAAAAATTGATAGTTGTGGTCAAATTAAAACTTATAAATATACTCAATAGAGTAAAGAAAATTGATACATTTGTTATGACTAAAGACGGCTTCAGAGTGACTGGTGAAGAAGGCTATGTCGCTATAGATACATTAGGTAAAGATGCTGTTAAAATTGTCGATAGAATGGAATTTTCGTATAATAACTTTTCGCCTGAAATACTAAAGGGCTGGGATAACGCAGGAAGATAGAAATGAAAAAATTTGCAGATTTCAACGAAAGTACAGACTTTAAACCACATTTGATGTACAAAGACGGTAAAGAGCAAAAAGCAAATACACACGCTATGCACCTAAAACTAAAAGCTGATGGATGGTCACACGAAAAGTTAGATGAATCTTATCCCCTCACACTAATGGATAATATCACAGAAAGTTCTTATAGTATAAAAGTTTCACAAGCTTGGAAAAAAGTTAAATCTCTTCCTAATGTTCGCGGTATAAGTAATTCTGGACAAAATCATGCAAAGAAACTATCTTCTTTGTTGAAAGGTAGTCCCGATAAAGTTACATTTGAGAAATTAGAATTGGCTCTTGGTACTTATGAGGTTCACGCATATACGGCTGCCGAAGATAAGAAAAATCCACATGGAAAAGAAGACCTAGTAAAACTACAGGAATTTTGTGATTCGGTAGATGAAGTTATTGGTGCAATGAAAAATCTACACCAGAGTCAACTTCCTGAGGCATTGAACATGCAGCAACGCATGGCTCGTGGTAGACAGATGAAAAGAAACAAATCTAAACTAGCACGTGGTAGACTTAAAGCATCTAAGCGCACTGCATCTAAAGATGTTTTAGCCAAAAGAGCTAGAAAAGCTGCAAGGAGTGCAATTCTAGGTAAAATGACAAAAGGAATGTCTAAGAGTGAATTATCACCTGCAAGAAAAAGAGAACTTGAAAAGAAATTAGAAAAGCCTGCATTTGCAACAAAGATTTCGAGAGTCGCGCAAAAATTACTTCCTAAAATGCGTAAAACTGAAATTGCCAGAAGAGCAAACAGAAACAAAGGCTCTAGTAACTAATGACTTCTTTTTCATCATTCAAGGACTATTTGGTCGAGGATCAAAAGATTGTTTATTTTACTTTTGGTAGAATGAACCCTCCCACAATTGGTCATGGATTACTATTAGACGCTTTATCAAAGGCATCTGGTAAAAATCCATATAAAATTTTTCTGTCACATTCGAGTGATGATAAGAAAAATCCACTTAAATATACAGATAAAGTCAAATTCGTTAGAAAGATGTTTCCTAAGCATTCCAGAAGTGTAATACTAAACAAAGATATTAAAAATGTTTTTCAAGCAACGTCTTCCTTATTTGATGATGGTTATAAACAAATTGTCATGGTTGTAGGATCAGATAGAGTAGATGAATTTAAAGGCATTCTGAATAAATATAACGGGAAAGAAGGTAGACATGGATTCTACAATTTTAAATCTATCTCGGTTGTTTCTGCAGGACAAAGAGACGCTGATTCCGAAGGTGCCCAAGGTGCATCTGCAACAAAACAGAGAAAATATGCAGCATCTAATGATTTTACAAAATTTAGTCAAGGTCTTCCAGACCGCATGTCTGATAAAGACGCGAAAGGTTTGTTTAATGCAGTTAGATCTGGGTTAGGTCTTAAAGAGCAAAAAGATTTTAAAACGCATATTCAGTTGGCTACTGTGTCGGCTACCCGTGAGGAGTTTGTCAAGCGTAGCGTTTTTAACGAAGGCGATTTTGTTAATATAAAAAATATTCAAGAAAAAGCAATAATAAAATCTAGAGGATCAAATTATCTCATTCTTGAAAAAGAAGATGGCTCTACTGTTCGAAAATGGTTAGATTCTGTAGAACCTATACTCGAGGCTCAAGAAATTGGCACAGACTCTTATCGTAAACATGCAGAGAAGAAATATATACCTAGCGCAGACGTGAAAGAAGGTCCAGCTATGGACGATGTCTCTAATAAGATATCACAAGAAAGAGAAAGATTAGCAGTTTCACACGACAGGATGAAAGTATCTGCTATGAAAAGAGATGAAAGAACGAAAAAATTAAGACAAGATAGACTGAAAAGGCAAACAGAAAGTTTTAATATCGAAGAAAAATTATCTGTATCTGACGGAATGTCTGCTTGGATAAAAGATTTTGAAACTTCAGATGCTCCTCAATTTAAAAACGCAGACGCTAAAAAACGTAAAGAAATGGCTATTGCAGCATATATGGATAAGAAAAACAAATGAAAAGTTTTAGACAATTTATAGAAGGTAAAGTTCATTATCGCTCTACAGAAAGTGGTGCAGGTATACACCATCAACGCCCTAAGTGGTGCATGTATGACGCAAATTTATCTGAAAAAGATAAGCATTATCGCTCTACTGAAAGTGGTGCTGGCATGACACAAAAAGGCGTTGATGCTGTTAATAGAAAAACTGGTGGTAATTTGAAAACAGCAGTCACGGGTACAGTTAAACCTGGATCAAAAGCTGCTGGTAGAAGAAAATCGTTTTGTGCTAGGATGAGTGGCGTAAAAGGTCCTATGAAAGATAAAGACGGAAAGCCAACAAGAAAAGCTATGTCTTTGAAAAGATGGAAATGCTAAATGGGTAAGTCTAGAAATCTTGCGGAATTAGGCGCAGGAAAATTAAACACACATTTAATACCAGTTTCAGATAGTGCATACGACTTAGGACATTCCGACTATAAAATACGTTCAATATATGTTAGTGGCAACACACTATTCTTAGGAGACTCTGCCTCTATATCTGCTGGACCAGACGGTATCGAATTGCCAGCATTAAAAATTGGCTCTGGAGACAACAAGGTCATTCTCTCAGCACAGGCTGGCGGCAAACTTAAAATTAAAAAACAAAAAGATTCTGATGGTGAACCAGACCCAGTCGAGGTAGATTTTGCTACTGAAAATTATGTTACAACCACTATATCATCAACAGTTGATAGTGCATATGTTATTGCCAGAAGTCTAGCAGGACTTGGTAATGCAGATGTTAAAGGAATTGTCGATAGTGCATATGTTATTGCCAGATCACCTGCGATAACAGCAGGAATAACATCATACATTTATACTGCAACAGCAAATCAGACAGTATTTTCAGGTTCAGACGATAATAACAATACTCTAACCTTTACAAGCAATAATGTTTTTGTAAATGTGAATGGAGTTATGATAGTCGAAACTTTAGACTATACTTTAACGCCCTCTAACACAGTTACAATGGTAACAGGATTAAGCGCAGGCGATCAACTAAGTGTTACAGTATTTGCTCCTGCATCTTCAGAAAATCTAACTTCTATATTTGATTCTAGTTATTTAAGTTCAAGATTAAGCACAATTTATCCTTCTGAGATAACGCAACGCGAATATGTATATACAGCCGGCGCGGCTCAAGTAACATTTACGGGTGCAGATAGTAGCGGAATATCGTTAGCGTATGATTCTGATAATGTGGAAGTTTTTGCTAATGGGATTAGATTATTCAAATCAATTGATTATACAGCTTCAAATGGAACGAGTATCGTTTTA